GATGTTATATTTGATGCGGGCGCAAAGCTTATTGCTGACGTTGGTTCGTTTGCGTCAAACGGCCAAAACGTATCTCTTAAAAAATCTATTACTGAAAGTTTTGGTGCGGGTTCGTTCGCCTTAGCTGGTCAAGACGCTAGCTTGGCTCAAGTTACAAACTACAACTTTACAGCAGATCATGCTTCGTTTGCTCTGACTGGTCAAAGCGTTGCCTTTATAAATGGTAAGTCAATTATTTCAGATGTTGGAAGCTTTGCTTTAACAGGGCAGGATTCTTCTTTAGTTTATATTAAGGCTATTGTTGCTAACCCAGATATAGATGTTGCTACTGAAGCAATAATCTATAGCTCTACTTCTCAGGTTTTAATAACAACAAGTTTCAATGACGTTATTCTTCATGATGATATAGTGTTTGCAAATGTAGCTTAAACTATTGTAGTTAAGGGAAAAGGAATGAGGTTATGACATTTTATATAAAACAAAATGATACAAGACCCATCTTGTCAGCCACTCTAGTTAATAGTGATGGTAGTGTGCCAGACTTAACTGGCTCTACTGTTCTGTTTAAGATGAGAAAGTTAGGTGAGTCTTCAGCTAAGGTAGATGCAGCGGCTGCTGTAACTGGGGCAACAACAGGCGATGTTCAATACACTTGGATTGCAGCTAACACAGATACTGTTGGAAGTTATGAGGGTGAAATTCAAGTTACTTTTGCTGGTGGCGGTGTGCAGACTTATCCAAATAGTAGATACATAGAAATAGAAATTGTGGATGATATAGCATGACTAAACAAACTGTTGCTTCTGCACATAATAGAATTGATGCTGTTGAGAAACAGTTAATAGCTATGAAAACTGAGATGGATATCCAATTTAAAGATTTGTTTAATCGTGTAAAGCGGCTTGAGGCTATTATGATTGCAACAAGTGCATTCATTATTGCTTTGCTTTTGCGAATGAACATGATGAGCTAAGTTATGTTAGCTGAGTTAGCCGCAGCCAACGCAGCTTATTCTACAATTAAAAAGTTTGTATCTAATGGCAAGGAAGTTAGTGACTTTCTTTCGCCACTTAAAAATCTTGTTGGTGCAGAAGAAGATCTAAAAGCTAGGGGCAACCGCAAGAAAGACGGTTTGTTTTCTAAAGTTATGGGCAAGTCTGCTGATGACTTTGATGAGTTTATTGCACTGCAACAGATACAAGAGCAACGAAAAGAATTAGAATCTATCTGCCGTTTGTATGGCAAGCCCGGCACTTGGGATTCTTTCTTAGCTTTTGAGGCTAAGATGCGCGTTCAGCGAAAGAAGGAAGCTGAGCAAAGACAGAAGCAGATAGCTGCTACAATTAAATATATTTCTTGGGGCGTGATTGCTTCGTTAAGCGTTGGCGGCTTTGCTGTTTTGTATTTCTTAACTGAGTTTTTAAAGGGAATGAAATGACAAAGGCTATGGATAAGATATTAGCATGGAAGATAATGCCACGCGTTATGATGCTGGTTATGACCATTATGTATATACGAGTTGTTGAATGGTTTATGTCTCTTCCGCAAGATGTGGTCAGCACTCAAGCTACTGCGCTTACAGCAACTGTTACGGGCGCGCTAACAGGTGCGTTTGCAGTGTGGGTGGGATCTGAAAAATGATTGGTCAGATTGTAGGCGCATTAGGTGGTCTTGCTAGTAGTTACATAGACGGTAAGACTGCTGTTCAGAAGGCTAATGCGGAGATCAAACTCAAGCAAGCTACTGGTGAGATGGACTGGGAGCAGTCAGCAATAGAGGCATCAAAGGATTCTTGGAAGGATGAGCTATGGACTATAGTTTTTGTAGCTATTCTTTGCATGAATTTTATTCCCTCTATGCAAGATGTAATGGCACAGGGCTTTGCTAATTTAGAAACCACACCGCTCTGGGTGCAGTGGGGAATGTATGCTTCAATAGCTGCAAGCTTTGGAATCCGTACAATGAAGGGGTTAAAGAAATGAGTTTTAAATTATCGCAGCGCAGCCTTGATCGAATGGACGGTATAGATGAGCGCATGATTTCTGTAGTTAAGTTTGCAATTACGGCAACGAAGACAGACTTCGGGGTTATTCAAGGCATGCGTACTCTTGAAATGCAGAAAGCGTTAGTAGCTAAGGGCGCTAGCCAGACTATGAAATCAAAACATTTAGATGGATTGGCTGTTGATCTGATGGCTTACATTGAGGGCCGTGGTTCTTGGGAGCTTAATCTCTATGACGATTTGGCTGACGCTATGAAGGAAGGTGCTGAAGCTGCTGGTGTGGCTGTGCGTTGGGGAGCAGCTTGGCATGTACCTGACATTCGTAAGTGGGAAGGCACAATGGAAGATGCTATGAATGCTTACGTTGATAGACGAAGAGAGCAAGGGCGAAGGCCATTCATTGATGGCCCTCACTTTGAGTTAATGCTTTAGGCTATTAATTTTATCTGCGTGACGAGATAAAGTTTTTAAAGTTAAGGTGCGACTGTATCCCATAAAGGACATGCGTCTGCATATATGCTCTCTGCTTTTGCCTTCTAAAGCTAGTCTGATTATTTCTTTTGTTTCTGGCTTGGCATCTTTGCCACCCATATAATAATTAGTATTGTTTTGTTTTAAGAATCTGCTTTGGCCATCTCTTTCCTTGGCTCTTTTATTAACTTGCTTTGCGTCTTCAAGCATTGCAGCTAGTAACTTCTCATTCATAATTGTTTTCTCCCTTGCTCTACGACAGGCCAGAATATGTTGTTGCGGTGAATAAAATTATTTAATCCAGTTAGCTTTACGTCAAGAATTTTTGCTGCTTGTGTTTGAGTGCAGCGAGATTTTGCTAATGCTTTTACTAGCTCTATTTTTTCACGGCGATGTCGAGTTTCTATTTGCTTCCATGTTTCCATGCTGTTTCCTTTGGGTAAAAAAAAGCCCCGCTATGCAGAGTGATCTGACTAAGCGAGGCAGTTGTGAGGAGGGCAGGACGTCCCTCTGGAGAACTAAGCTTAGCTTAGAACGGAATGCTATCTTCTGACAAGGGTGAAGATGCAGATTTTTTACTTTGTTGTTTGTCGCTTATCTGAAAGGACATATAAGGTTTACCATCTTTCATGCGTCTCCATCCAGCAATTCGCTTTTCATCTGGTGATCCTTTTTCACCAACGGGGCCAGAGTAATCGGGTGCTGCATCATTGCCCTTCTTGTCGTTGTCAAACATGATTGCCATCTTTTGATAGACTTCGACAATGCTACGCCCATCCTTGGCTTGGTCTTTGACAAGAACTACTTTTGAATCTACGCCTTCTACATTGACCTTACCTTGTAAAATCATTTGCTGTGTTGGGAATGGTGTGAAGGCTGCGCCTCTATTTGTGTCATCGTACTGTTGATCTGCCATGCTTCTGGCTCCTGTGTTATGTGACTACCAGCCACTGCTCTTGTTACCACTATCTTGATCGTACTTGTTGCCATCCATCTTACCTAAGAAGATGTCAGCATCACATCCAATGTGCGACAGTGCTTTGGTTAGGCCATCAGTGATAGCCATCTTCGGTGCATCTTCAGCCATACGACCCTTAGCTGCATCAAAGAATTTACGGCACCCTGTAAAAGGGCCAAATGAATTTGCTGGTGATGTATGCCAGACAGTAACATGCGCTAACACAGCGCTGTCTCCGTTGCTTACAGGCACAATCTCTGTTGTGTTGTGCCAGCCCCAGCCATCACCGACTGCTCCGAACTGTTCGGTCATCTTTCTGACTTGGTATTGCGGGTCGATGGCGGTGAATGATCGGCTGCCGAAGCTAACCTTCTTCAGATATTTGGGGTCTGAAGAGGCTAGCTTGTCCCAGATGTCGAGGTTATTAGTCATTGTTGGTTCTCCTTGTTATGCGGAGTGATCCCCGCTTGTCTCGTTTGATTGTAAGGTGGTCGCAGTAAACTTCTCGTTCGTTACTATCGACCATGTTTTTAAGATCTTTCTTTGCGTTCTCGAACACGCGGTTGTGTTCGTACCCGTTGATGTAGGTAACTGCTGCGTCGATAAACTGGTTGTCTGTGTTGGCGTTTCGCTTGACCATGTTGTCCACCTCAACCTTGTTAATGGAGATGTCTGGCGTTTGAATACCAATCGGTTCTTCGTCGCGTACAACGTAACCCCAGAAGTCTGACACCACTGCCCACATAGAATTGAAATACTTGTGGTTGTACGAGACATAAGTTGATTCCCACTTGTTGTTACCAAAGATTACTGAGAAGTATGCACCATCTGTATCTGACAAGTAGCAGTACAATTGTATCTGTGGCATGTAGTATTCGATAATGTCATCTATATTTTTGTATGGATTGGTGTGCTTGGCTTCAACAATGCGAGATCCCCAGCGAGCATCTATCATACCTTTAGCTGGCACAGTGCCAATCATATCTTCTAGTTCTTCTTGATGCCCAGACAGTACGCAATTATGCTCTTGCTCAAACCATTTAAGATTGAAGTCTTCAGTCCAGCTACCAAGTTGTACTGCAATATTGCGAGACAAATCGTCTGACTCTACGCGACCAGTTTTGATTTGCCATAGCTCAAGCCATTTGCCTTGCATAATTTTTACGCAGTCACTGCCGCCTATGAAACCTTTGCGGTTCATTTAGTTCTCCTTTGTAACCATTTAAATGGCTTTCTATTTGTACACCCTACTGCATATGCGCAGCTTACTCAAGATATTTTTTGAAGTCAGCGTGGTGTAAGTCAGTAAGCTCAAGAAGTTTTTTCCTCTGCTCACCTTTAAGATATGACTCGCCAACAGGCTCACCATTCTTAATACGCTTGGCTATAATTTCATACTCATCTAGTACATAAGAATATTTTTTGTATTCTTTAGCGTAGTGTGGTGAGCTTGTTGCTTTTGTAATGTGTGCATCCCACACACTGCTAGCTACAGCAGCGCCTATTGATTTAGGTTTCTTCATGGCTTGTAATACTCCGCTATTTTTTTACCGCTTGGAAGTTCGATCATAGTTTTTTCTATATAATAACCAGAAGTTTTAAGCTCAGATATTCTAGCTGATAATCTAAAACAGCCAAACAAATCTAATGCTTCTAATGATGTTAATCGTTTACCTTTTTCAAGGTAAGCTTTTATCATCTTGTTTTGATTTTCCATGTGCGTTCTCCATGAATGTTAGGAATTGTTCGCCAGTCATTATGACTAACGTTTGCGGACTGCCTGTCCGTCTTTTGTAGAAAGCAATGTCTCGCTTATCTAATACTGTGTATGGGCTGGGGAAGTTAGATTTGTCCCTATACTTTACTTCTCCCACCAGTTCTTGACCGAAGAGTTCAAGCTTGATGTCGCCGCTATACTCTCCTCCCAAACTGCCTGAGAGGGGTTGCCTCTTGGCTTTGATACCCGCTTTCGTAAGCCAGTCGACGAACCACTTTTCGTGGTAAGTTCCTTTGTTCTTGTTACGATTTGCCACTTGTCCTCCTCATAGCAATGAAGGCAGACGTACCAATGCTTTTCGTATGTACCGCCGCTATTGTTTTTAAGTATTGCAACGAACCAAATTGTTTTTGTTTCGCAAGCAATGCAGTTAATAGCTTGTGCTTTTTTCAAGCTTTAAACTTAGATCTAATTGAAATGTTCTTGCGCTTTGATGGCCCTACTTTCTTTGCGTACTCTTTCATTTCATTAGCCTTGTGTAGATACTCAATAGCATTTGAAACTTTACTTGCTGTTTCATATCTAAGCTCAGACACTAAGTTAATTGTACGATAGTAAGTTGATGTTGGTACATCAGCTTGCTTGAATGCTGCAAGCAAAGGGATATCGCACCCCTCTGCTTTGTCTTCTAGATATTTGAGATATGATTTCATGCTGCATTAGTGCAGCACTTCATTCATCGTTGTCAAGATCTTCTGGTTCTATCTCGATCTCGCAGTCACCATTGCAGTTGAAGCAGGTGTCTTTGTATTCTTCTTCGTAGCCTACATCGACATCGAAACCTTGCCTAATAAACCTAGTGTAAGTCAGAGTGCCATGACCGTAGCACTCTGGGCATTCAATAAGGGATGTGGTCATCAACATCTGGTATGTCATGGTTGTCCTCCCAAGCTTTAGTTGCACGTTGCAGAAACTTCTCACGATTAAAACGTGGGTTAGTTTTCTCTAGCTCATCAGCTATTGAGTGTAGGTGAGACGGCCAACCTACCATTGGCCCAATTGTGTCTGCAATAAATTCATAGTGTTGTTTACTCATTCGCATTTTTGTTCTCCATTTTCCACACACGAATACCGTTATCAACTTTTCTAGTTACTGCTTTATAACCCATTCTTATTATAGTCTGAGTAAAGCTATTTGCTTTTTTTCTATTTTTAAGAACAACGCTATCTCCAACCTCCATTTGTTTTATAATCTTTGACAAATGACCTGACCCGATATGTCCGTGTTTAGATATTGGAATATTCTTTTCAATTTTATAGTTCATTGTAGTTCTCCTTTCATTTGGCAAGTAGCCATGCAAAATTCATACACTCCATTAGCTTTATATGAATGAAGGTTATCAATAAGTCCGTCATTAAGTTCTTGCTCTGCTACAGCAAAGGCTTTAGCTTTTGTTTTGAACTTACTGGACAGCCGCAATGGGCTGCCCTCTGTTTGTTTGGTGTACCACCAAGAGCTTTTCTTTTTGTATACTTCGCCGTGTCTCATGCCATCTCCTCCCATTGTTTTGACTTCATTGCGCTGGCAATCTGTAACTCACGATTGTACTTAGCAATCTCTGGCTTACGCAGATCTTGTGTATGCGTAGCCCAGTAAGTAAGGCAGTTGTATAGTGCCCATTTGTTAGAGCCGAGGTTGCTGCGCTCGCCGCTCCAAAGACTTAGCAAGTTTTCTAGTTGCTTTTCGTTGGTCTTGGTGACTGACTGCTGACGTGTGAATGTTTTGCAGACAGTCTTCTTAAAGAAGTTTTCGATCTGTGGTTGCTCTAGCTTGGTTTGCATCCAGCTTTGCCAGATATCCTTGCGAGATTGAAAGTGCTCAAGTCCATTGACTACCTTGGCTGCTGCACCTTCGACGTTGATGGATGCAGTGTGCTTGTATCTACTACGCGCTACTGTGTCAGGTGTAGTGCAGCCATTGAGACACCATAGCCGTAAGCCATTGGCTTGCTGAGAGAAAGACCAAGATGCATCGTAGCTATTGAAGAAGCTGACTCGGAACTTAACGTAGTCACCGACTGCTGGTTCAACAGTAAGATTATTAAATAGTATCTCACCTCTTAGTTTGCGACCGTCCTCAAGTACATCGACGCTTACTTCATAATCAGCTGATAGATCTGCTGACTTTACTCCGTCGAGAACTGAGTTGACTACATCATCGTGTGATACAATCTTGTAGCGTGATCCGTGTACGCCTAACACCTGATCGGTGTCGGTACGCACAACAGCTTGATGACCAGCAATAATATTGCCAAGCTGATCGTGAATTGGTTGTTGTTCAACTGGAAAGTTGAAGTCACTCATTGAGAAATGTTTCATGTTATACCTCTTCTAGTTTTGCATGTATGTCTGCAAAGCAAACTGCAATTTGTTCCATTGCATGTGGTGTGGTGCAATTAGCAATTGCACTTGTGTTATCTTTAAGAAATTTATGGATCGCATCGATGTCACCTTTGGTAAACATTACAGACAAAGGTAGATCTGCGTAGTCAATGTAGTTGAGTCTCATGTTAGTTCTCCGTGGGTTATGTACTGCATTATTGCAG